ATCATCTCCATTCGCAATCGTTAATAACTCTTCCTCGGCAATCAAAGAAAGTTCAACACGCGGCAAATGAGAAAGCCGGAAAATCCGGGAAAGGTGAAAATGACAAAGAAGGCTGATACAGACAAGAAGAAAGCCGTAAAACCTGCAAACAGCAGGAAATCAGCAGGCAAGGGAAATAAAAACTCTGGGAAGTTTAAGCCTGGAAAGTCTGGAAATCCTTCTGGCCGGGAGCTTGGTAGCAAGAATAAGCGGACCCTCTTACTGAAAGAATTATGTACCGAGAAAGACTTTGACCCGATTGAATTCTTGATTGACGTTGCTAAAAACGAAGAAATCGAATGGGGTTCCCGTATCAAAGCCGCGTGTGAAGTTAATGCCTGCATGAATCCTAAATTGAAAGCAGTTGAACATTCTGGAAGCATCGGGAAGGGCGATGTTAAAGAAATGTCCGAGGAAGAGTTATTAACGATTGCGAATGGAGATGATAATTAATGCCTGCCACCGAAATATCACCGCAGGAAGCGGCAAAGGAGTTGCTTGACCGTAAGGCGGCAAGGTCCAGGCTTGGGGCATTCTGCGTACGGATCGGCAACGTTGACCCTGCGCGTCATCATAAATTCCTGATTGGGAAATTGGAAGACGTGGAAGAAGGCCGGATAAATCGGTTAATGATTTTCATGCCTCCCGGCCATGCGAAATCCACTTATGCCAGCAATCTATTTCCACCCTGGTTCATGGGTAAAAACCCGACAAAGCAAATCATTGGAGCTTCCCATACCGCTGAGTTGGCTGAATCATTTGGGCGCAGGGTGAGGAACATCGTTGCATCGGATGAATATCAGAAAATTTTTCCAATTCAATTAACAGGTGATTCAAAAGCCGCTGGTCGCTGGGGTCTGGTTCAAGGTGGCGAGTATTTCGGGGTTGGCGTTGGTGGCTCGGTAACTGGTCGAAGGGCGGACGGAGCAATCATTGATGATCCTGTCCGAAGCCGCGAAGATGCGGATTCCGAGACGATCAGAAATAAAACATGGGAATGGTTCCGGTCTGATTTACGAACCCGGTTGAAGCCTGGTGCTTTCATCATCTTAATTCAAACACGGTGGCATGAAGACGATTTGAGCGGTCGAATTCTTCCTGAAAAATATAGCGGCGAATCAGGGTTGATTACAGCGCGAGATGGCGAAATGTGGGAAGTGATTAACCTTCCCGCGCTTGCTGAGGCGGATGATCCTATAGGCCGCCAACCTGGGGAGCCTTTATGGCCTGAATGGTTCAATACCGAGATGCTTGAACAGGAACGCATCAGCCAGGGGGAAAGAAATTGGTCGGCTTTGTACCAACAGCGGCCATCGCCGGAGACAGGTAATTTTTTCAAACGCGAATGGATTAAATATTATGATGAACGCCCTCAGAACCTAACTTTTTACGGAGCATCCGATTACGCAGTAACAGCAGACGGCGGCGATTATACGGTACATGGTGTTGCCGGTGTTGACCGCGAAAGCAACATTTACCTTGTGGACTGGTGGCGTGAGCGGGTGACTAGCGAAGCCTGGATAACCGTTTTCATTGAACTGGCGCGAAAATGGAAGCCTGCCAAATGGGCTGAGGAGCAAGGCCAGATTATCAAGTCGGTCGGTCCTTTTATTGACAAGCGAATGCAGGAGGAGGGAGTTTATGTCTATCGTGAACAGTACACATCTGCAACGGATAAGGCCACCAGAGCGCAAGCCATAAGAGGGCGAATGTCTCAAGAGAAAGTATTTTTTCCGCGCACCAGTTGGGCGGAGACTTTAATCCATGAGTTGATGCGGTTCCCGGTAGGAAAGCATGACGACCAGGTGGACGTTTTATCTCTCTTTGGGAGGATGTTGTCGGAAATGAAAGGTCGATCATCCTCCAAGCCAGTTTATAGAGAGCCGCTTGGTGCAAATTCATGGATGGGGTAAATAAAATAGGAGAAAAAAATGGAAGCCAAAAATGATAAAAACATATCGCCACGCCCCTCCCCACTCACCCCACCATCACCCCAAATAGAGCGTCTGAGAATGCTGGTTTTGCTAGATTCAACTCATCCCGCCCATATCGGCATGTAAAAATTAACAACTTCTTCCTCAATATTGTCCCCCTTATCATACAAAATATGATGGGGAAAATTGCTTTGGCTCTATTTAAAAATCATATTTCCATCTATATACCTAAATCTTATAAAGAGTTATCTTCCCTAAAGAATATTTTATGAAAATTTCAATTTAACCCGGTCTTTGGTCCGGCTTGGTTTTTTAATAACGACTCAGAATTTAAATCAGGAGATAAATGATGAATCTCGAAGCAGTATTTATTGTAGGAGTACCAATTATTTATTTTTCGCTTGTCGTTATCTTTTTAATCAAGATGTAATGAAAATTTTCGAGAGCCTCTATTCCCGGTAACATTTGAACAAGCGCATCGAAACTTTAATTTACCAAGACTCCAAGGATTGAGAACTGTTTACCATTGGGTGTTTTGATTGGAAGGATCAAAGGATATAAAAAACTCGGATTTGGAAAAAGTAATTCCAAGGGGGGAAGGGCGATTTCCATTTCCGAGTTTCAATTTTAATATTTTAATGGCAGCAAACAAAACATGAAAAAAGGAAATATATTAATTTTTAAGGATAAATCGGATAAACAGGCAATATTGAAAGTTCGTTTAAGGTCGATGAAATATAAAATATTGGACGCTCCTGAAGGAGAAAAGGATCAAGAGATTTTGGTGGTCATTACTGGTTATCTTGATAAGGGGCTAGAAGCTTCGATAAAGGCAATAGGGGCTAAAGAATTTCTCATAAAAAAACCGGGGGATAAGAAAAAATTAATGGAAACGATTGATAAATATTTTACAAGATAAATTGGAGAGTGATTTTTGATTACTCGGATTAAAGCATAAATATCCGTGGACAATCTTGAAAGGATAGAAAAATTAGTCGCTCCGCAAAACAAAATTCCCCCATCCAAGCCCCTCACCCCACCCATCACCCAAGTAGAGCGTCCGAGGCAGTTGAGCTTCTGCAAGGGCAAGAGCCTTCCCATTCAATACGTTAGCCTATATCGGTATGCCTGTGTTGACAAATTCTTATCCCGGACCGAAATTCTCTCATGCATTCCTGTTAAATCTCACGTTCACCTAGGGAGGCGGCGCGGATTATGTCCAAGAAAGAAGAGGAATTAAAAAATAACGATTTAGAAAATTGGACCTTGGAAGCTACAAGGAAAATAAACAGAGAAGGTAAATTTGACAATGTTTACTTTACCAGCCAGAGAAAACTCCTGCATCTAAAGCAGAAAATGAGAAGAACTTTTATCCACAATAAGTAAGGCTGGCCTGTTATACGCAGGAAGAAATTGCGGGATTGGTCGTTTCCAATAACAAATACAAGCAAATATGGGTCTTTGAAGAATTGATCAGCTCAAGAATATTATGTCCGAGAGTATGAAAAGTCCTATAATTACAGTAATAAGAACCCCGAAAATTGTACCGAGAGCAAGGTAATCGGAATAACTATTTCCGTAAGCAATCACCTGCGTATGGTCTGTGAGGTTCTCAAGCTTCGATACTCTGATCATCCCTTCTCCGAGTGGCCCCGTTGGCAAGCGAACCTGATCTCCATCGTGAAGGCTACCCTCGAAGTTCTGTCCTTTCATCTCAACGTTGAGGACTGGGAGCTGACTCGTGTCGGCACGTTGCGGAATTACTTGGAAGCTCCAGATAGATTGAGTTCCAATTTCATCAACGTCGATAAGCTTATGAAAGCCCTGGATTTTCCCTACATAGCTCTCGCAAAAACTTTGGTCCTTCTCCTTCAGAAAATTTTCATGGGAAATACTTTTTAACTTCATTTTGGTTTCTCCTTAGCTGTAGTGTTTCAGACTCATCCACTTCTATGGTGGGTCGGGAGTCAAGCAAACCTTTTCTACGTTTACAGTATATTTTTTGATTTATGCGGGGTAGGAAACCGGCCACATTTTTTTGTGATCTACATTCCTTGCCGGTTAAAAAGCAAGTTAAACCGAGCAATTAACCACCCTCACCCTCAGGGGCCTTCGGGCCTCTGGGGGATTAGAATGTAAGCCAAGAAATAATCCCCAACCACCACAACGCCACCAGCGAGGTAACTATTGACCACCCGCTGAATTGTATTTTGAAATCCGAA